TCATCTTCTTTGTATTTGATTATTCTTGCTTTAAAAAATTTACCTAAAATGTTATCGTTTAAAAATTTATCAGTTTCCAAAACCTTTTCTTGAAATTGTAAAGCGGTTTCGTGATAGGTCATCATTGTTCTATTATAACAAATATAGACTATTTCTCTGTAACAATCTTTAATCAACCATTTTTTTGTCTCTGCATTACTTCCTGTATATTTTAACCAATTGCTTTCAACATAATCAACCCTCTTTCTCTTATATCCTTTTAATGGTGGTTTAGTTCGTTTGTTAAGCAGTATCTTCTTGCCTATGTAGTGTTTTTCTTCTTTGTGGTTGTGTATTCTGTAAACGAAGCCTATTGCATCATTTGGTAAATCTGTTCTGTCTTTTATTTGTGTTCCTTTATAATGCCACATACTTAATTATAAATTTTAAATAAAAAAAGGGAGTAACCCAATGAATACTCCCTTTTTATTTGGTTAGTTGAAAATGTGAATTAGAATGGTAAATCTACTGTTTCTTCTTGAACCTCTACCTTTGCTTCTGTCTTTTGAACAAAGCCTTGCAGTTCATCTGATGCGTAATAAATTTTACCATTTGCCACATAACGCTTCTTTTCTTTGTTTTCCCTTTGCTCCTTTGTTTGTGGAATTGTAAAAGAAACATTTTTACCGTAGTTTCCTTCTTCAAAGATTGAAAAGTTTAATTTAAGTTTCTTTAAATCTTTACCATTTTCATCTTTTTTTGGCACTAACTCCTTTTGTGAATTGTAAGTTAAAATACTCTCAAAGTATTGAGATAACTTTTTAATTTCATCTAATTGTAATTCTACATCTCCTAATAAATAACTTTTGTTGCTCATAATTCTAATTTTAATTGGTTTATTTTAATTTATTTAATAATTCTCTTTGTATTCTCTGTCTATTGTAATTGTTGTCAAATGATTCTTCACTTGTTAACAACCAATATATTGCGGTAAAAGGTGCTATAATTAAACCCAAAGGGATGCAAATTATACCCCTAAAAGTTTGCCCTAAATAAAATCTGTGCATACCTAATACCCCCCCAAATAAAGCTAATATAATTGCTTTTTTTCTGCTTTTCATAATTCTATTTAGTTAATAATTCTTTTGTTTCTTTTGAAACTTTGTATTTCTTTTCAACGTTTGCAAGTGTGCCACCGTTTTTTAAATATGCTATTACTTTTGTAAATTCAGGTGTACCTTTATTTAGCCAATCTTTATTGTTTTCTAAAGTCGTTGTAGTTTTACTTGTAGGTACTTTACCGTGTGTATTTGTACTATCTGCATCTTTTGTATCATCAATCAAAAATAAGCCGTTTAAAGCATACTTTCTCGAATATGAACTACTGCTACCAAAACTCTGTGCAATGTCCATACCTTTTCTGTTTGGGTCTATACCCGCTTGTGCTTTTGTATGTACTTGGTTCTCTCCATCAGATATAACTGCAATTGATTCTACAAAGATAATATCTCCTAATTGCTTTATTTCATCTGAAACTGTAAGCGTACAATTGTATTTATCTAAAAGCGGTTTAACTGCTTCTAAGATGTCTTCACAACTTCTGTAATTGTACTTACCAAAATTATTTCTTTGGTTCTTTGGTGCTTTTAATTCGGCTTGAATCTTGTTTAAATTGTTCATTTTTAATTGTTTTTATTTTTGTAAATATAGTTAAAATTTATTTGTTAATTGAAACATTTAAGTTTAAATAATTTCTTGTTCCAAAAGTTGGTATTTTTACTTGATAATTAATTGCAACATCTGTTAAATTTGGGTCTTCTTTTAAGTGCATTTCTATTTGCTTCTTTAAGTTAATCCAAGCGGTTTCATTTACTTTCATATTATTCTTCTGTTTCGTTAAACTCTGAATTTTCTTTACATTCACTACAAAGGTCTGTTTCGTGCCATCTTTCAGCACCACAACAATCTGATTCTTCCATAATTTAAAATTGTTTTATGATTTCTATTTCTGCATTTAATATTTCTATTTTTATTTCAGTTTCTAACCTTTGCATTTTATGGTGTAACCATAAGTTATCAGATGCCTTTGCGTATTCTTGTAAAATTAATAGTGTTTCTTTCATAATATTTGTTTTTGATTATGGGGTTTTTACACCCCTTTGTTATTGGTTTAAATATTTGTAGGTGTTACGTTATAAGAACCGTTTACTAATTTAGCAGATAATTCTAAGCTTAATCTTCTATTGCTATTAGAAACTAAATAGTTTTCTGTTACTTCTCCGTTTTCGTTTATTACTGTGTGATAAAATCTCATATCTTGTTTGTTTTTGATTATGGTACAAACTTACAACACCTTTTTAGTTTAGCAACTATTTGAAATGTTAAAATTTTGTTAAAATAAATATAAAAAAAATAGAAGCCATTTCTGACCTCTATTTAAAAAAACAAG